CTATAGTCGGGATAATGGATTCAGTGCCTTGGCTTCTGAAAGATGATCTGGCGCGAAGTGCGCATAGCGCATAGTTACTTTTATATCCGTATGACCAAGTATTCTCTGGAGAACCAAAATATTCCCGCCGTTCATCATAAAATGTGATGCAAATGTATGCCGCAAAATGTGTGTGAGTTGGCCTGCTGGTGTTTCAATTCCAGCTCTTCTGAGCGCGGAACGAAAAGCCGCGTAACAGGAGCCAAATAGCGGTTTGGCTCTCCGTGTCGCTGGCAATTGCTCAAGTAATTCATCAGTGACTGGAACTGCTCGGTTTTTCTTGCCTTTAGTTTTGATGAAAATAATTTTCCCAGCGCGGATTTGGTTCCCCTTGAGGCTTTCTGCTTCTCCCCAGCGTGCACCAGTAGCTAGACATATTTTTACAACAGCAACTAAATCCTGAGATCTACTATTTTCACACTCAGTTAGCAGTGATCTAATATCATCCATAGTGAGATATGACATTTCGGATTCAGCGATCCTGAACTCTCGAACATTATCGAGGGGATTTGGTGCAGTCCATTCATCTAACCGGCGGAGTTCGTTAAATACTGCTCGGAAATATGCGAGCTCTAGATTCACTGTTCTTGGTGTTACTGTTTTGACTCTATTTGAACGTGTGATCCGGCCTGAGAGGCGTTGTTCTCTATATGCAGAAAAAATTTTAGCTGTGAACTCAGTCGCTAGTGGGTTGCCCATTGCTGCACATGCAAACTCCATCGAAGATTTTCGCTTTTCTCCATCAGAGAGGGTAATGCCGTGTGCATTAAACCATGTGTAAACTAAGTCAATTAAGCGTCGTTTATCTGATTTTTCGCCCAGCCATGGTTTATCCTGAGATTGTTCTTTTATGAACCGCTCAAAAGCTTGGGCTTCTCCTTTGGTTGCAAATTGGCGCCGGATACGTTTGCCATCTCTGCCGTTAGGAAATATTTGGGCCTGCCATTTGCCTGATACTAATTTGCTTACGGCCATAATCTAATTCTTTTCTACAAACTTTATATAGGACTGAATCTTGAATAGAGCGGCTAGACACAGAGCAACAACATAAATGTGTTGTACCCACGGCGAAATATAAAGAGCTAATAAAAATAGGATAATAGTGATAGCCCCGCCAAAACACAGTGCCATAAATGTGTATGCTGCCCCGCGATTTTCTGTCCTTGATGTCACATAGGCCATTACAAATCCACAGATGAGAGCTATCAATATTTCAATAAAAACTAACATACTTACTCCATGTAAGTTGTTTGACTAAGGACCTTACCTAAAATTTGAATCTCAGATACATCACACTCAAATGAAGCCTTTCCATTTTCGATTCGTACGCGACCTTTTGGGAATCGGTATAGCTGCCGTACGCTTGCGAGTCCGTCGATTTTTATTAGCCACATTCCATCATTGATTTCGCCAGAATATTTTTCGAGTATGAACATTTGACGTTCAAAAGTGACAGCGAAAAGAGATGAAGTATGTTTGGGAAGCAGTGTGGGATCATAGGAGATGTATCCCCCACTCGTTAAAACCCCATCTGTGATGTTTTTAACTTCTAAATGGGTTTCTTGCGACGATGTATCCACTTTGGATGCGTCGCCGTGTCCCGTAGAAAGCCATAAAACGGAGGTGCCGGTATCAAGGTGACATGCAATTACCCAATCATGGGGAAACGTGTCACGCATCCAGCGGTTTGCCATTGTGCTCTGAGATACGCCTAAATGATTGCACAGGGATTGTCTGCTTTTGAATCCATAGGCATCTAGAATCCGCGTAATAACGTCTCTCCCACCACTTTGTGATGAAAAATTGAATTTTGTGATACCCTTCTGCATCTCATTTGTGTTTGACATATCTAATTTGTGATCCTATCATCGGTCTTGTGATGTCCGAATATGTATTTATAGTGCCAAATAGTGTTGTTTCATACCAAACTGAGGAATAGTGCATCATGAGTCGTCAAATTTCAATGCGGCCCAGTATCAATCTGGTTGTCTCCGCCCCATATATTACTGTTGAAGAGTTTTGCCGCCGTACTGGGTATAAACCAAAGTACGTTCGGCAAATGATTAAGGAAAATCGCCTGCCAATCAGGAAAAAAGTCGGTGTAAATAGCCTTATCGAAATCAACATGTTTGCACTGACAATCGAAGCTGCTTCTAGCTGCGAAGTCGCAATGCAAGCCTAACAAGTTCCATTTTGGGATGATAAGGAGGCTTCTGCCATGTTTGATTTTCGCGAATCCAAACAATCTCATTTTGATGATGCATGTCGGGCTTTTGCAAATACGCATAAAGGCAAGATTGCAGATATTGCCGAACGTATCAGCATGAGCCAGCAAATGCTGCGCAACAAACTAAATCCAGAGCAACCACATCAGCTGACATGCGTCGATCTTATGCGTCTGACTGATGAAACCGAAGACCCGACTCTTTTAGATGGATGGCTTGCCCAGATGCAATGTCAGCCATCAGTGCCAGTTAACGAAATATCAAACGAAAAAATGCCCGTTTACGTGATGAGTGCCACGGCAGAAGTAGGCAAATTAGCAGCCGAAACAGTTGCTGGCGGTCATATGAATATGGCGCGTATTGCTGACTTTAAGCGCACTGTAAATTCAGCTGTTCGCTGCTTAACGCTGGCCGGAATTACTATGCAGGCACGTGTCCAGTCTAATCCCACCTTATCGTCTGCTGTTGATGCTTTAACTGGCATCGGTGCGACGTTAGGCATGAACTGAGGTGTTTATGACTATTTCAGTAGCGCCATTATTGAAGCGTCAGAGTCCATCGCGTCAATGTCATGCAAGTCATGGATGGGTTGAATTACAGAACGGCACGCACTGGCATCCTTCAAGAAATCAGCAGTCACTGCTTGATGCAATGAAAAGTAAGACAAAGGGGGTTACATGGCTAACACAGAAGCTGCGCGCACTGTGCAAATAAATGCCGGTGATCGCTTTAAAGGTTTGAATCATGTTGCGGCGATTCGCGGAAAACTATTTGGTGATGATGGTGGCAAAGATTTGCAGCGTTTTATTTTAAATATGCGCGATACCACAGACGCCTGCTATTTAGATAATAAGCGCGGATTGGGTGCAATATTTTATTTAGCTAAGATTCCGGCTGATCGTCATGATGTCGAATTTAGTGAACTGACGTCTGCCGAAATTAAAGCATTAATTGGTGCAATGAATCAATTAAAGGCAATCGTGAGTTTATTTCCAAAACGTCTCGCAATGCCTAATTAACTATTAAAGAAAAAACTGGCGTAAACCCGCCGGACTTCCCTTTATCTAAAAACAGGATTGACCAATGAAAAATATCGAAGTTAGAGAAACGAAAGTGGAACTTAATTTGGAAGCTTTACTGACCAATGCCCGCATGGATGAGCGTCGTAACCGTGGCGAAGTTATGGCCGCGCGTCTGCAGAAATTGGCAAACCATATTCAGGGCAAGGAGCTAAACCACGTTGAGGTGGCCGAGCTGCTGCGTAAAGAAAGTGAATTAATCCAGCATCAGACGCAGGAGTTGCACTAATGGCTGACCAAATGGACATGGCGCAGGAGCGCCAACAAGAAATCCTAGAACGGCAGATTAAAAGCGCTACTGCTCGGACGGTTGGCGCGTCTGCGTTCATCTGTGAAGTGTGTGGCGAGCCTATCCCAGAGCAGCGCCGTTTGGCGGTTGCTGGAGTCTCTTGCTGTGTGACTTGTCAGGAGATTAACGAACTGAAAGGTAAACACTATAAAGGGGTCGCATTATGAGCACCCAATCAACGATTTTGCGCTGGGCTGGTAGTAAGAGTCGCATGATGGCTGAATTAAAAAAGCACTTGCCTGTTGGTAAGCGCTTAATAGAGCCGTTTGCAGGTTCGTGTTCAGTGATGATGAATACAGATTATGAGCAATATCTTATTGCTGATGTGAATCCTGATCTTATTAATATGTATCAGGTCATTCAGGAAAACACGGAGTTCTTTATTGAAGAACTAAAAAGCGTTTTCGAATGCAACACGGATGATGTTTCATACTATAAGGTTCGAAATAAATTCAATTTAGATCGCGGCTGTTTATTTACCAGCGCGGTTTATTTCTTATATCTAAATCGTCACTGCTTTAATGGTCTGTGTCGCTATAACAAAAAAGGTGAATTTAATACCCCTTACGGAAAATTAAAAAATCCCTACTTCCCAGAAGTTGAGATCCGTGCATTCGCAGAGAAAGCAAAGAGGGCCACCTTTATCTGTGCCAGTTTTGAAGAAACATTGCAGATGGCAGAAAGTGGGGATGTAGTTTATTGCGATCCGCCTTATCTCCCTGCATCTGTTTCAAGTGTCGGTTCTAACCATTCTCAAGAATTTACTGCTTACACCAAAGATGGATTTGATTATGACCAGCATTCACAGCTGGCTGGTGAGTTGCGTCGTTTGTCTTACTCTGGCTGTTTTTGTGTTGCGTCCAACAATGATAATCCGTCTGTAAGGTCACTTTATTCCGACTTTGATTTACAGCCACTGACAGTACGCCGTAGCTGTGGCGGAGCTGGGAGCAGCCGAAAGTCTGCTGACGAGTTGATTATTAAGCTAGGCCTTGAGCCTCTGCATATTGACATGAATGGCGATGAAGTTTGGGTGGGCGTGGATTTTGCTAAAGGAGGGAAATGCCATGGATAACTATTTTGGAAAATTAGCTGAGTTTGCAGATAAAACTGGACTAGATATAGAAAGTTCTATTCAGCGCATCAATTCAGTTATTGGTGAATCTGGAAATGAAAAATATTGTGAGGAGATGGAGCGTGCCATTTATTTCCTAGAGTCTGCTTGTGTTTGTCTTGAGTCCGCAGCAAAGGGGGAAGTATCAGCGTTATCTAAACCTTACGCATGGGCGTCAGAAAATGCGTCGGGTTTGGTATCTCTATTTCTGACTAAGCCAAATAAATCTAGTTGGGTATGGCGCGATTCATTAATAAAAGAATTATTCACCATAGCGCCTTTAGCACCGCAACAATCCAATGCGAAGTTTTTGGTGATGAGTGAAATTGATGATTTTTTTTCTGCATTCGGACAGCCAAGCGAACCAACAACACCAGAAGAAATGCGGCGGCAACTTATGCACCGTGTTGCTGTCTGCTTTGGTGAATCTGAATGAAAGATGTAGTTGAATGGCCTTACCCGTGGAATGCGCCACGTCCAGCCATTGAGTCACCGTATTACGAGTTTTACCAGCGGCTTAGAAATAAGCCGCTGAGCCAAAGCGAAGCCTACGAACTTGCTATTGAAGAAGCTAACCGCCGTGATCGCCTGATCGCGGCGTTGTCACATGCGCATAAAAAACTTGAGAAGCAGGCCAGCTGCGTGCGCAGGGATATTTCCCGCCGTGTTGATAATCTTGAGCGCCTGCACGGGATTCAGCGAGCCAATGCGTACTTAATCAATTCATTTGTTAAGCGCACATTACCACGCCTTGAATTAGTCACTAAGCGCTACCGCCTGCCAAAAATGACAGAGGGGAATGCCTCCCTGTTTGGCCGTTTTAATAAACTCCCTGATATGTCCCGCGCAGATGTTGAATTGCTGGCGGAAGACACCGCTACCTATATGCGGCTTGAGCTGGGATTTATTAGTGACCAAATGCCAGAAGCCAGTGATCTGCGTCTGGGGTGGGCGATGTATCAGCGCGCCGGTGCTATCACGCAGCAATTGGGCCAAACGCCGCCGTTATGGGATCGCATTAACAACAAGGTATTTATTGAGTCGGAGGCCAGTTCAGCGATTTTCCGAATGACGTCACCCACATGGTGGCGTAATCACTTACGTCGGAAGTCAAACGAATGGCGTGAGCATCTGCAGATTGCGCTGCGTAACGTCAGCAAAAAAGGCAACCCCTACGCCAGCCGCACCACGATAGGCGAATGGCGGGAACAAAAACGCCGTACCCGTGAATTCTTGAAAGGCATGGAACTGGAAGACACCGAAGGCAACCGCATCAGCCTGATCGACAAATATGATGGCAGTGTGGCAAATCCGGCGATCCGTCGCTGCGAGTTAATGACTCGTATCCGTGGCTTTGAAAATATCTGTAATCAACTCGGCTATATCGGGGAGTTTTATACCCTGACCGCACCGTCTAAATATCACGCCACCACGAAAGCCGGTTACAGCAATAGCAAATGGAATGGTTCAAGTCCTGCAGACACGCAGCGTTATTTGCGCAGCGTTTGGGAACGTGTGCGGGCCAAGTTGCATCGTGAGGACTTGCGGATTTTCGGCATTCGCGTTGCAGAGCCCCATCATGATGGGACCCCTCACTGGCACATGCTGATGTTTATGGAGCCAGAGAACGTGGATCGCGTGCGTGAGATTTTGCGTGATTATGCCTTCAAAGAAGACAGCAAAGAATTGAACAGCAATAAGGCCAGAAAAGCGCGTTTTCACGCGGAGGCCATCGACCCTGACAAGGGCAGCGCCACCGGTTATGTGGCGAAATACATCAGTAAAAATATTGATGGTTATGCGCTAGATGATGAGCTGGACGATGACACCAAACAACCGTTAAAAGAAATGGCTCCCGCC